CCTGTATTATTGGTTGGGGTTGGGATAGTTGTTTTTTCTAAAAGTAAACCACCTGATTTATTTATGTAGTCGGCATATATTTTAATTTGTTTCTTTAATTGTGCCTCGGTTTTATTAATGTAATTTTCACGCCCTGCAATTGCATTTGCCCATGCGGCTTGGTCTAATCCACCCCCTGAAAACCTTTCTGCCTCTAATTGCCCCCGTGCCAAATCAACCGCCAATTGTTGTTTACCCAATTCAGTCAATTTGTCCATAGCAGCCTGTATCCTTGCCCTTTTTAAAATGGCTTCACTTACTTTGTCTGTGGCTGTGGCAAGTTCACCTAAAGAACTTTTTTCAATAGATAAATTATTGAGGTAGTCGGGATATTTTGTTTGTAGTTTCTGTAGTGCTGCTGTTCTTGTTTCGCGACTTAATGTTTCATCTAATAAAATAGCCTTTAATGCTTCAACTTCGCCATATTCTTCCTGTGCTATTTTAACACTATTTTCAGCGATTGTATTATTCGCCTTTTGTGCTTCGCTTAATTCAATAGTTGAATCAGCCATTGCAGCAATAACACCCACAACCGCAGTAAATGCTGCAACTCCCGCAATTAACGGATTCGCCTTAATAACTAAGTTTAACTGTGTGAATCCATCCGTTAGCCCGTCAATCGCCTTAAACCCCTCAGCAAAGGCCATTGCTGCCTGTACTTTTAATAAGGTTTTTTGAACGTCCTCACTTTCAGCACCGAATAAAGCCATTGCACCCTGCACCCCTGCGAAGCCCTGAGCCGCCGCACCTAATGTTGTGGATAACGCCTTAAATGGAGCATCTGGCCTGAATGCTTCAATAACCCCTTTTGCATCGTCTATATTTGCCCTTAACTTACCCGCTGCCGCTGCTGTTTGTGCAAAGGCCTTTGTACCATGCAACCCCGCCTCCATCATTTTAGCGGTTAAATTCTGCAATTGCCGCGCCTGTGAATTAAGGTTCATCCCCTCAATTTTCTTAGTAACGGCCAAAGCCATTTTCGCGGCTTCTTTCTCTAAATCCTTACTCGCCCCTTGTGTTATTTTGGTAACATCATCCCAGCTTTTCGCATAGCCTTTGGTATCTACACCAACCGAAACATTTATGTCGTTTTTCTTTGCCATTACCTGTTATAATGTACCATAAAATCAAGTGAAACATGGAAAACGCCATCATTACCAGCGTTTTCTGTAAAGTCCTGCGAAGATTCAAATTTGATATTTTGAACCACAACACCTCCATAAGTACCGTATGCCTTATCAGCTAAACTATTTCTTACAACTATGGCAAGCGCATTCACCGCCTCATAAGTTTCCGCAAAGCATGAAATTTGAACCCGTGAAACCAAACCATTAAATCCACTCTTTGAATTTAAAGGCGTGTCTGATATTGTGTTGTAAACTATGCAAGGGATTGTAATACCCTGCCTGGCCTCGTTGCCATAAATAAGCGCGGTGATTGCGGTCACATTGCTATCACCACTTAAAATTGAGTATATGGCCTTTCCTGCTTCCATTAATTTACAAACTTCTTTAAGTCTTTTTCGGTAGCCTTAACACCGTTTAATTCTAATGTGAATTTATCCCACACATCATCGGGGATATTGGGTTTTGGGCGGCTTTCACGTTCCCATGAAAATTTAACCGTTGCGGCTTCCTTACTCATAGCACTTGCAATAAACCGCGCCTCGATTAACCCCGATTTAACCCGTTCAAATTCGCGTTCTGTTTGACCTTGTAAAAATAATGATACAAAGGCTGGTGAAGCCTCGTTTAGTTCATCTTCTCGAAGGCCATACCCATAACACATTTTGCGAATCTTTATATAGGTTAGTGGTTTGCCGTTGCTTTTTTTTTGGTTGTATCTTCTTCAATCTGATAGAATGAAGCCTGAGCCTTTAAGTACATCTCAATCGCTGGGGTAATTTCAGCAAAGTTACTCACCTCGTCTGCCAAGGTTTCACTATCCACAAATGGACATTTTTCTCCTATTTTGCGATAGCCGCCTGCAATACCCTCAAACAAAACTACTCGGTTAAACTTCAAATTACTTGCAAGTTTATCCATTTCATTCGCTGTGGTATCTGGGCTGTTATGCCCTGCAAATGCTGAAATATTTTCCAAAGCAAGCCACCCGAAATAAATCGGGTGCTTCTTGCCGTTAATTAAAATTTCATTCATATTATGCGAATGTTCCCAAATTCAATGCGCCTGTTCCTTTGAAATCCACTGAGAAAGTAGATTTGTCATCGTCTGGGTTCGTCCACTCAAAGTTGCCAATAAGTGCTGTACCCGAAAGTTTTGGGTCGCCTGAAACGCCTGTACCAAAAACAATGCTCCATGATGTTGATGCAATGTGGTCTGTGATAATATCCTGCATGGATGTTTCGGTAGTACCAACTGAGGTATCAAACTCGGTAATTGATTCTGCACTCATTGACCAATTCAAACGACCTTGTATGGATTCTGCCCATGTTGCGGATGACTTTGAACTAACGTCAATAATAGTTTTGCCTATGCTCACGCTGTTGGCAATTAAATTAGCTACTGGTACTGTTCCCTTGTAAAGTTTTACAAGTGTACCATTGATGGGGGCTGCGGTTTCTGCCATGATTTTTTATATTAAATTATTTTTTTTTGCTTGTTGTTGAATAATCTTTTCAAGTCCTGTCGTAATTGTAGACCTCACTTTATCTTTGTTGGTGTCCAATGCTGGCCTCATAAATGGGCGCGGCCTAAAATAGCCTGTACTTGCTCCATTATCTTTGAACCTTTCGGACGTTCCAAACTCGTTTATAACTGCCAATGCTGGGGCTGTAATTGTCTTTGTACCTACCTTATTACCTCCAATCACACCTATTAAAGCCGTATATGGAAATTTGCTGTCGTTCTTAGTAACAAATCCTAACGAATCCCTAACGGTTTGGCTTTGGCAGTTCCTTTTTGCAGCACCGAGTATCACACCTGCGCCACCTTTTACAAGTTTGCTCACTTCTTTTGTTGGCAGTTGCTTCATGCCTCCAAGTTTTTTAAGTAGCCCTTGCGTTCCTGTTACCTTACTGGACATTTTCAACCTCCAATCTGATATACTGGTTACGACCTACATAAGATTTAGAACGGATATTCCACGCCCTTGAATCAAAATATAGCCTGTTTTGAACGGTTATACTATTGGAATCAACATAATGTAATGTTACGGTTGCTGTTTCCCTAAATTCGACCTTTTCAGCCGCCTTAGTTTCACCGCCCCCATTGTATTGAACCCTACCCCATATTTGTTTATCTGTTGCCCATGATGCTGCTTTTGTAGCAACCCCATAACTTGAATTTGTAAAGGTTGCAACCTGAACCGCCACCAAAACATCCATTAACCCGCTATTCATACAAATTCCTTTATTGAATAGTTGGAAAATAAATGCTCGTGCCCATAGTCAAGTTTACTAACGGATGCGCCAATGATTTCAGCACCTCTATTTGTGTAAAAATGCTCTGCAAGTAAGTAAATACCATGCCTAATTTCATCGGGGAATAGCTTTGAAATGTCCGCTGTATCCCCTGACTTTGCAAAACCCTCTACAACGGTAACTTTATAACGCCACCCATAGTCATACAAAGATGTTGCAGCATTAATTAAAGTAACATCATAGCCGTAATTTGCTGAAATAGTCAATACCTCGTCATAGTTTGAAGATGCAAGTGTTTGAATATCGCCCGCGATATCTCTATACTTAACACTTGTAAGCGATAAAATACGCGCTGGAATATGAAATTTACTATCCGTAGCGTCCTTGAAAAAGTAGTCTACTGTGGATTTGCAAACCTCATACCCTAAAATATTAGACGCATAACCAAAACAAGTCGATAACAACCCACCCAAATAGGCATCTTCAACATTGGAAGTAATACGCAAATGCGCCCTTAACTCCGCAATGGTGACATAGTCCGTTGGTTGATATGTTCTTGTCGTGACGTTTTTCACTTGTCAGTTTTTGGCTTCTTTGGCTTTTCTTCTTCGATTACCTCGCAGATACCTGCTTTTACAAGTTCTTCACCTTGTTTAGTATCAACATCGGCTTCATCTCCAACGAAATAAGCCAGCTTCATCTTAGCACCTGGTTTAATAAATCTAACTTTCATTTTACCCCAAAACCCCGCGCCATTTACGGCAGCGGGGCATAAGGAGTATGAAAACAAATCAAGTGGTCAATGCATCCAACATTGCACTAAATGAAACTGCTCTGTGAACATTTGCATCCACATAGCCATTTACGTGCATCACGGTCATTCCCAATTTAGCCTGAGTGAATGGGTCGAAGAAAACCTCCAATCCACCCCATGAAGCCAATCCCAAATCAGCGAAGTTACCGCAAAAGATTGCAGAACATACACCGCTGGAAGTTCCTTTGGTCAATGTAGAACTAACCAAAGTAGAAGATTTCAAGTTTAAACCGTTCAAAGGTGCTTTGGGGTCGTTTATAACGAAGTTTCCCTCAACGCCTGAACTTTGTTTGCTGGTTAATTGCAGTTTTGCAATTACGGATGGGTTTGTCAAATAGTACATTGCACCTTCATCCGCGTTGTCAATTGCAACTTCGCGCAAAAGGTTTACAATGTTTGTCCATGTTGGGGCTGCTCCGTTTGTTCCACCAGCCACAGAGCCAATACCCGAAGTTCCTGCAATACCGTCAATGGATGCACCGTTGCCATGTAATGCGGCTGCCTGCCATGCGCGGGCGTATGCTCTTTTAACTTCGTTGGAAAGGTAGTTGCTGATTGAAGCGTTACCCTGTGCAATCAATTGTTTACTGATGTTTGTCCAAGCTGCCAACCTGTTTGGGGTGTAGCTAACTACGCCAAAGGTTTCATTGGTTTCATCCGCTGTGCTAACCTCTGTCTCCCATGCGGTTGTCAAACCTGTTGTCCCTGTTGGAAGGTTCAAGTTCCCTGAAAGGTTGTCAAGGGTCATGCAACCCATTTCGGTCAACACCAATTTGCTGCCCAAAAATTCAATAACACCCGAATCAACGGAGGTTTCAACAAGGTATCCACCCACGTTGTTTGTGCCTGCAACTTGGTTTGCACGGGCTTCGATATTCCTTTGCGCCCTAAGTGCTTTTGTTGGCAACACAATACCCTCACCGTAGCCCAAGCCACGTTCACGCATTTCCTTAATTCCTTCTTCGTGAATTTCTTTGATGAAACCAGTCGCACGTTCTGCGCGGCCACATTCCAACACATCAATAAACGAGAAGTTCTTTTCGATTTCGCGCTGCTCGCCTGCACCTGCTGAAATTGCGCCACCGCTTACTGCGGCTGCGTCTTTTTCCAACTGAACGGCACGTTCGTAGCGGGTTACTTCTTCCTGAGCCGCTGCAACTTCACCTTCTAGGGCTGTCATAGCTTCGCGGATTTCGGTCATTGGTTTGCCTGACTCCAACAATGCGCGGAGTTCTGAGGTCTTAGCACCGTAGTTATCACGGGCCTCTTTGAGTTTAATTTGATTATTCATTTTTATTTAACTGTTAATTCGTAAAACCTCAACCATGCAGCGCGCAGTTCTTCGTCATCGCCTAAGTGGTCGTTTGGTGTTTGATTGGTTTCAATCCATTTTGAACGGGCTTGCATTAAGCCGTCCTTTTCCCGTGCATAGCTTTCTGTTTCGTTGTATGCTGGCAATGTCACTGGACCACATTCATACACTTTGCCAATTTTCATAATAGTGCGCTTGCCATAGTCACCGTACTTGTCGGACTTATCCCACATCTCGGCATCAATTTCAAACATGAATGAGGATTTTGAAACCTCACCGCGCTGAACATACCTTATTGGGGCTTGTATTTCGGGGTTTTGTGGGTCTAATTTGTTGGCAGTGTAAACCAAATTACCTGCTTCGTCTATCTCTACCTGTGCCGTTCCTGCAATAGTTCTGCCCAAAATCACATCTAAATCATGATTAAAGCATACTAAAACGTCTGAAAGGTCGGCACTTTTAAAGGCATCGGGGTGTATATCTTCCTCGCAATAGCCTAAATCTGTGGTAACTCCTACTACCGCGCCTGTTCCTGCAATCTCCTGTGGGAAATCGCCCTCACCTTGTGCGCGTGTTGTGGTGTTAAAATATCTTCTTTCCATTTTTAATTGTTCCCGTTAGGGTTGTTTGTTTGTTGTTGTTGTGATTCCATAGCATCTATGCGACCTTGTGTCCAAGTTCTACTCATATCCGTTGGAACAAGGTTTGCATTTACAAAGTATTCATCTCCACCTTCATAGCTGTTCATGTCCTCAAACATTCTTATATCATTTGGAGACATTGCGCCATTATTTACCATAACAGAGAAGAAAGCAGCCCTTGAAGCAGCATCCGCCCTCATAAGGCTGTTGAAATTGTGTTTAAAATACTTGTTGGGCTTTTCGTTTTCGCTTAATAGCTTGGTTTTTAGTTCCGCTTCTATTGAAACTGCCCAGGGGTTAAGGGTTTGATTTAAGAAATTCAAAGAATCCTGCTCTACACTTGCCTTAATTGCACCGTCATCTGCCCCAATTATGGACGCTGGAACGCCAAAAATCCGCGCTATGTCCTTTGCAGTTGCCCCGATTGCCTCCAAATAACCCGCCTCTGATGGGCTTAAACTGATTGTTTCGGCACTTATTCCACTTGGAACAGTCATTGCAAGATTGTCGTTATTTAAAACCTTTTCAAAAGAATTTTTAACCGCATCTTGTTCTTCGACTTTCCAATTTTTATCGGATGTTATCATGAACTTTTTTGTGCCTGTTTTGAATGCACCTGCGATTGCTGACATAGCCGCCAAATCAATTCCCAATGTTTGTGCATGGTAGGCAATTGGGCTAATGGCTGTAAATTGGTTTGTAATACACAACCCTTTAAAATGAAGCATATCGTAATAACTTACGATTTTTGGAATGTCTTTATAAATTGGGTCGGTTGTGGTAATTTGGTAATACAACCCACCCCCTGACAAAACAGGTTCAACGGTGCAATTCTGCAATGGTAGTAAATTAATAGGTTGCCCTGACTTGTTCCTGAAAATATAAGCGTATGAGTTGCCCTTTAATACGGCAACCGCTGTCATATACTTGCGAAAACTTACACCTGTGGAAAATGGGTTTGGTTCTTCGATTAACCTTGCAACCTGTGAACTCTTGTCAATGGTCTTATTTCTGCCATCGGTAACATAAAGTTTCAATGGCATGGTTGCTAAACCCTCTGAAATAACCCGCACACAAGCATGGACTGGGCTTAATGACATAGCGGTTTTTTCATTTACCGCCTGCCCTGATG